CATCAGCAGCCCCAAGGCATCAGCAGCCCCCAAGGCATCAGCAGCCCCCAAGGCATCAACTCGGTTTATCCCAACTCTTCAAAATATGTACCCCTTAGGGGAAAACTCTTTTTCTGTTACGCGCGGCGGCTCGCGTAGTAGAAGAACAGTTCGCAGAAAACATAAAAGTCATCGTAAACCTAAACGCGTTCGCCATACTCGCCGAAAACAAACGCGTAGACATCGCCATCGTAGATAATCCGTTAAAATTCGTACAAATATTTTGCTTAATATTTAGCAATATATTTTGCTTAATAAATTTAATATAACTATACTATATAATCAAATAAAGAAAATGTCTTGCGGATGTACTAATGGTGGACAATCGGGCGGAACATATACTGGTCCCGTTCTTGAGAGTGGAAAACAAATGAGCGGCGGTGGAACTAGAAGACGCAAACATACACGCCGTCATCGTCGTAGTGGAACGCGTAAAGCAGGCTCTTGTGGGCGCAAACGTGCATGCAAGTGTCCCGGAGGATGCAAACGTTCTACATGCCCTTGCTGTACGGGCAAAAGATTTTGCTGCACTAAAAGATGCCGCACTCGTGGTTGTCGGTGTTAAAGCTTAGAGTTAGACTTTATATTTATTTTATAATGTCCGTCGAATTACGGTTATTATAAAAATTGATAAACATAATAAACATAAGTTGGTATATACAAACAGAACAACCATTTAGGTAACAACGATAGTAACGACACACCAAACCATAGAACAGGCGAAAAACTAAAATGTCATCAACAAGCACACAAACCCAAGCCCTAAAATACGATACATCATTTCGTTTATTAGACTTCAATATATTCGATGAAAAACGTGAAAAAGAAGAAGACCTAGATGGTGGCGATACAGGTAATGATGATGAACCGTGGAGACGCAGTGATGCCGATGGCGACGCACACGATAATGGAGAAAAGAAATATAAAAAAGATGAAAAGTTCACAACAATTCAGATGTTCGGTCTTAATGAAAAAGGCGAAACATGCGCAATATTCGTTCGCGACTATCAACCATTCTTCTATATCAAAGTCGGCGATGAATGGACGATACCCCAAAAGGGGGCTTTTATTTCGCATTTAAAAGAGAAAGTCGGTAAATTTTATGAGAACTCTATTCTGGATGTCGAGTCGAAACTCATCAAGAGGAAAAAGCTGTACGGGTTTGACGGGGGGAAGGAACACAAGTTTATTCTGATAAAGTTCAAAAATGTGGCGACGATGAATAAGGTGAAAAACATGTGGTTTAAATTTGGTAAAGATGGAAAACAGCTACTGCGTCGCGAGGGGTATCCATATTTCAATACGAGAACAGAAATATATGAAGCAAATATTCCGCCAATTTTGCGATTCTTTCACGTGCACGATATAAGTCCATCTGGGTGGATTGGTTTTGAGGCGAAGAAAGCGAAACAAACGCACGGTGCGCTAAAAACGACGACGTGTACCTATGAATATGAGCTTGCCTCGTCTGATATCGTCCCGCTGAATAGTAAGGAAACGATTGTGCCCTATAAGATATGCAGTTTTGATATTGAAGCGAGTAGTAGTCATGGAGATTTCCCGATTCCTATCAAGACGTATAAAAAACTCGCTACAAATATCGTCGACGTGTGTGATGCAATTTGTCGAAATGCGGGAGTGACGTCAAGTCAAGAAGCGATGGAATACATTACTCCTGCACTTTTGAAGCAGCTTCTATATACCGCATTTGGATATGGTTCACCTGCGCACCTAGATATTGACCGTATCTATACAAAGATTAAAGTTTCAGAACAACGGCTTGCGACGCTATTTGATGTATGGGTATCATTTCATATACCTGATATTAAAATGAATGAAGCCTTAAAAGAAAGCAATACGATTGAAAAAATGTTTGAAAAAGTTGCTGAAAGTAACAAAGCGCTTGATGAAGATGATAATGGCGAAGATGTTGAAGCCGACGATGGTGACGACGGCAATGACGCGGAAGAAGAATATATAGATATCGAAGAAGGCGAAGAAGGCGAAGAAGACTACGATGAAAAAGAAAAAGATGAAGAAGATAAAAAAGCAACTGATTTACTTATGGCGTATGCGGGAGTAAAGTCGCCACCTGCCCAAAAACAGGCAAAGTCAAAGTCCGCAAAAACGCCAAAAGCGTCACAACCACAGCCACCGGTCCAAAAAGAAACCGTCATTCATCTCATTACGTCACCACTAGACAAAATGGACCGCGAAACAAAAATAAATAAGTTGAATGTGTCATTGCAAGAAATATTTCCACAAGTAGAAGGAGATAAAGTTACATTTATTGGCTCGACATTCCTGACCTATGGCGAGAAACGCCCCTATCTTAACCACTGTGTCGTTCTCGATACATGCGACACAATAACAAACGAGGTCGCGAATTCAGAGATTCAGACATGTAAGACGGAGCGTGAATTATTACTTGCATGGACTGATATAATTCAGCGTGAAAATCCGGATATAATCATCGGTTACAATATTTGTGGTTTCGATTTTGAGTTTATGTTTCGTCGTTCTCTTGAAAACTCGTGTGAAAATGAGTTCCTGAAGTTGTCGCGGAACAAGGGTGAGTTTTGCGGGGCGCGTGACTACAATACGGGTAAGATATGCATTAAAGAAAGTAGTATTGTTATTGCAAGTGGTCAGCACGATTTGCGGTATATTGACATGAAAGGGCGGCTTCAAATTGATTTGTATAACTATTTCCGCCGCGACTTCAACTTGACGTCGTATAAGTTAGACTATTGTGCTGGATACTTTATTGGCGACGGTGTCAAAAAATTAGAGCATTTGCCTAGCGGTAATACAAAAATAGTCAGTTCAAATCTTATGGGTCTTGAGAATGGAAACTATATACACTTTGAAGAATCCAGTCACTCGACGGATACGTACAAGGATGGAGCAAAATTCAAGGTGATGAACGTGAATCTTGTCGATAAGTCATTCGAGGTTGAAGGTCACGAAAGCCCCGATATGACGAAATCTGTGCGCTGGGGGTTAGCGAAGGATGATGTAACGCCGCAGGATATTTTCAGAATGACGAACGAGGGACCGGCGGAGCGCGCAATTATTGCGAAATACTGTATTCAGGATTGTAACTTGGTTCATCATCTTATGAATAAAATCGATGTAATGACGGGATATATTGAGATGGCGAAGATTTGTAGTGTACCGATTAGTTTCCTTGTGTTGCGCGGACAAAGCATTAAGCTGACAAGTTTTATTGCGAAAAAATGTCGCGAGAAACGCACACTGATGCCTGTGATTGAAAGATCGTTTGGTAACGAGAGCTACGAAGGTGCAATTTGTCTTCCACCGAAATGTAACTTGTACTTGGACAATCCTGTTGCGTGCCTTGACTACTCGTCGCTGTATCCGTCGTCGATGATTAGCGAAAATTTGTCACAAGATAGCAAAGTATGGACGAAGGAATTTGACTTGGCTGGACAATTAGTTCGCGAAACAGGAATAAAAGATCCGTCGGGTAACTACATATATGACAATATGGACGGATATGAATATGTGGACGTAACATATGATACGTATAAATGGGTTCCAAATCAACGTGGACGCGCTATTAAAACGCTAAATGGTACTAAAATTTGCCGATTCGCTCAACCAAAGGATGGCGTGAAAGCAATCATGCCGACGGTGCTCGAAGAATTGCTTGCCGCTCGTAAAGCTACGCGTAAACTAGCGGAAGCAACCGATGACCCCTTTATGGCGAATATTTTAGATAAACGGCAACTTGGTTATAAAGTAACGGCGAATTCACTCTACGGACAATGTGGAGCGAAGACGAGTACATTTTATGACGTGGATATTGCGGCGTCAACGACGGCGACAGGACGAAAGTTGCTAACATACGGTAAAAGGATTGTAGAGGAAGTATACGGGGATGCAAAAGTAGAGTCGAAGAAATTTGGATTTGTAAATACAAAAGCTGAGTACATATATGGTGACAGTGTTGCGAATTATACGCCGATATATATTAGAGAGAACGGTGGACAAATGAATATAATAAAGATAGATGAATTGGCTGAGTTATATGGGGACAAAGCGGGATGGGTTTATAGCAAAGAGGAAGGTAAAGAAGGAAAAGAATATTGCGAGATGATTCCATCATCAAATATCGAAACTTGGTCGGATAAAGGATGGACGAAACTTAATAGAATTATTCGTCATAAGCTAGCACCTCATAAAAAAATGATTCGAGTATTAACTCATACAGGGTTAGTAGATGTAACAGATGACCATTCGCTTGTAGACATAAACGGTAATGAAATATCTCCGAAGGACATTGTTAAAAATAAAACAGAATTGTTACATTTTGAGCACGATACATATAAACATCGCGATGATGTGAGAATAAATCTAGGAGCGAAGGTTGTGATTCCAACATCACAGTATAAGGCTGCAATTCAATGGGATAAGCTTAATCGATTTCATGGACATATGCTATCACTGGATTATAGTGTTGAAGATGGAACATCGAGTTATATAATAAAAATATCGAAGGATGGAAAAAAAAGTCAACAGAATAAAAATCTTGTTAAAAAAATCCATGAAATTTCATACCCTGATGGAGAATATGTATATGATCTCACGACGGAAAATCACCACTTTGCTGCCGGTATTGGTAATATTATAGTTCACAATACGGACTCGGTATTCTTTACATTTAATCTTGCTACATCTGATGGAATTCCGATACGCGGAAAGGATGCGCTTGAGATTACAATTGAGTTTGCGAAAGAGGTGGGTAATCTTGCTACGAAGTTCTTAAAGTCGCCGCATGCATGGGTATATGAAAAGACGCTAATGCCGTTTTGCTTACTTTCGAAAAAGAGATATATTGGTATGCTTTATGAAGACAAGCCGGAAAAACCGAAGCGCAAAAGTATGGGTATTGTTTTGAAGCGCCGCGATAATGCGCCAATCGTTAAAGACATATATGGAGGTGTAATTGATATTCTCATGAAAGAACAAAATGTGGAGACAGCAATTAGGTTTCTAAAAACATCTTTACAAAATTTAGTAGATGAGAAGGTTCCGATGGATAAACTTATCATCTCAAAGTCGCTGCGAAGTGGATACAAGAACCCCGCACAAATCGCGCATAAGGTATTGGCCGACCGTATGGGTAAGCGTGACCCTGGTAACAAACCAAGTATAGGAGACCGTATACCATTTGTATATATACAAAATCCAGATAAGAAAGCACTACAAGGAGAGCGCATTGAACACCCTGACTATATAATAGCAAACAAAATTAAACCAAATTATGCTTTCTATATAACGAATCAGATTATGAAACCGATACAGCAGGTATTTGCGCTGGTGTTGGAAAATATTCCGAGTTATAAGAGACAAGTACCTGGATTGAAGCGAACGATTGATGGATGGGTTGATAAACTGAAGGATGAGTCAAGTGATGAAAAAATAAGGAAAAAAATAGCGGACATACGCAATAAAGAAGTGAAAAAAATACTATTTGACGACTACTTGATAGAAATAGATAACTCAACAAAAGGGAATCAAAATATAATGAGTTTCTTCAAGAAGGTATAATATACCTATTTGCAATGTTTTATACTCTAATATATCGCAATGCGCTTGTATATAATTTTTTTTCTCCACGACTACTTGTTCCTATAGGCACGCCTGCTTTTTTATCTAAGCTTGCTAGCGTATCATCAAGTTTAAAGTTATAATCTTGTGGCCATTCGTTATCTGATAGTGCTATCCACTTACCATTATCAAATGTATTTTCTAAAAATACATCTGGTAAATAGAATGCCTTCGTAAGAAGTCCGTTCCATCCGCGAATAAATTTCTCAGGCGGTATTTTTCTATCCCTATATAAATAAGTAATGGTGCAGTATTTTATTGGAACATCAAAGTAGCGCCCTCCTGTAAGGCGGCTCATACTTTTTCCTTTCGAAACGACATCTGCAATAAGTTCTTGTTCTTCTTTTTTAGACCATTTTTTATTTTCGAATTTCATCAAATCTCTCGCATCTGTAGCGCCTCTATCTCCCATACCTCCCGGTACCCCATCAAACCATTTCCCTAAACACTCTCGAGCCGTCATATTTGCATCATAACATGTAACAAACATCCCATCCGGAAGTTTATCCGGGCTAACAATATGTTCCTCTCTTATTAAAAATGATAAATATCCTACCCCTTTTTTACCAGGACTACGTGTTCGCCCAACCCATTGAAGAACAGGATGCACGCTAGACGGCAAAAAAGAATATAAACGTTTAAAAGTATCGCGATGGTCTATAATATCGGTACACTTCATGGGAGGGCTAGACACATCCGCACCCAAAACATTATGAAGGATAGAATTTGCAGCACAATTTTCGGCCTGATATGCTCTCTGTAAGTCTAAAAAATGGGAAAAGTCGGCAGATACAATTACAAGAGATTTTTTGTATTCTTCTGCCGAAAGTCTTGGTAGTGTGTTTGTTACAATATTATACGGTATGAATGTTATATTTTGCGTATTTATTTTCCATATTTTTTGGAAAACGGTCAAACACGATTTGTAGGGTACCTCATATTCATGTGCTGTTTCTTTATCATCGCTGGGATTTGCTGGGTAAAAAAGAATATACACTCTTGTGAACTTTTTTACAGGCTTGAAACGCATCGTATGTGCAATAATTTGACCCGTATATTCTGTTCCCGCATGAGGAAGAACATAACCGTTTAAATCTTTTACTTCTATTAGCGAAAAAGAGTTAATATGTTTTACTATGTCTGATTCATTAAACCACATATTTTATATAGAAGTTAAGAAAAAATAATATATATTTCAAGTATATTATTTTTACAACATAAAGTATTTTACTTACTATTACGAAATATTACCCGTGATGGTTATATTATTTTATATTATTTGTATTATTTTCTATACATTTGGTCTCCTTAACATTCTTTGTATAGCGTATGCTCCAACTGCAACCCACATAGTCACGATCACATTTGAACCTTCCGTAGCTAACCATCGCATTGCAATACAATGTGGCGCCGAGACCATGAATGGTGAGAGAACGAACCCCATCACAGTAAGCGGAGCACAGTATGTAGGATATAAATGAACGGCCGAATAATGTAGAGTAATCCATATCAAGTAATAACCAAACATTGAATATATAATATTAAACAGATACCATAATATATAACATAATATCGTCAGCAATCTTTTTATTTGAGTCAATACTAAACCAATACACATATTCAAAGTACGATAGTAACCAAAATTAGGTAGTATAGAAGAGTTGTAAATATCATAGCCTCCTGCATTATCGTTATCAGGATACATGAAGAAAGACCCTAGAGGCATTTATTCGACAGACTGTTTTTGGCTTTATTTATTATTATTTAACTATTTTATCGTTCAATTTTACATATAATATAATTATTTACGGTATTATTATATTATTACTATTATTATTATTACTATTATTAGTCATATTCAGGATAATTTGTATCATCGTTGTTACTGGAAACATTGGGTGTTTCTTCGGGTGTAGATGTTGTAATGTTAAAATTATTTATAGATATTGCGTTATTTACAAGTCTTTCAATTTCTGGAAAAATAAACGGATTACTGTTTGAATTTTGCAAACTTTGATGGTTTGATGGTAAGTCAAAAGAAAACATTATAGAGTTATTATTTATATTATCTATTGACAAGTTATTAAAATCGTTACTTCTATTTTGAAGAAGAGTATTAAAAATATTTGATATATTAATATTTTCATCGGTGTTTCTACTATTTGCGTCATCCATTGTACCCGCATTATCTGTATTGCTCAAATTCTCTATGTTTTCTGTATTCTGCAAATTATTACTATTACTATTACTATTACTATTAGTAGTCGTTTCGGCATTCGTATTTGTAGAAACACTTGGTTGAGATGCTTGTACATTTAGCACATTTTCTCTACACAAAGGGCACGTTGAATGTGTCTCTAGCCATCTCATCATTCTAAAAGGTACAAAACAATGCTTACAATGTTTCAAAACTAAAACTACTGACTCTGGTGTAAAAGTTTCTCTTGTAATTGGACACTCCGTATTTATAATACGATTAGAAGGTATTGATCCGTAAGTTAGTATTTCGGTATTTTCTTCTATCTCAGAAACACTCAAACCACCATTTCTTCTTATACTCGATGTTGTATGGTCATTATTGGTATTTAATAATACCGTTCTAGGTATAGAATAAATAACGCTACCCATATCAAAAAGGGCTCTTCTTTCTGTAGTTCTAGCTATATCTTCATTTATATTCCTCCCGGTTGTTGTTCTCGTTGTTTCTCCCATTGTTGCTCCCGCTACATTTCTTGTTCTATTTCTTAAAATATTAACTCTTTCTCTCGAGCCTATAGTACCTCTTTGTTGTCTACCATTCTCGTTAAGCGCATCATTTGAACTATGTGAGTCTTCCAAAATAGAAGTATTTTCATTATCATTACCATTATCATTATCATTATCATTACCATTATCATTACCATTATCATTTTCATTATCATTTTCATTATCATTTTCATTCGCAGCCGGTTGTTGATCTTGCGTATCTCGATTGTTGCGTAAACGTTCACGTCTTCTAATAACATACCTCCTTCTTTCATTTTGTGTTTCAATCATATTTGATATACACGTTTCTATATTTGAATACATATCATATGTTCTCGAAACAAGTATTCCAAAATTACTCATTAATTCGAGGTAACTATATTCAAAATCCATATTAAAAGCATTATCATAGTCTGAGTGTCTGCTGCTATACCCTCTTATATTATTATTAAAATAAGCATTGTTTCCATTGTAAGACATTACTTTATTATATAATTAAATATATTAAATGTGTTTAAATATTAAATACATTTAAATATTAAATACTACTCTAATTAGTAACATATATCCTAATTACTTAAACATAACTTTATATCTTAACAAAGTATTAACATGACCGATGAAACTCTCAATGTACAAGATAGATTTACAGAATACAATGATAAAGGTATAACAGGTTTAGCAAACCTAGGAAATACATGTTTTATAAATGCATGTATACAATGTCTATCGCACACATATGAGTTAAATGATTTTTTATCAAAAGGAGAAGGAGATTATAAGAAACATTTAAATAATAAGCCGGAGTCTGTTCTTTTAGTAGAATGGGATGACCTTCGAAAGTTGATGTGGAGTCAAAACTGTATTATTTCTCCTGGACGTTTTATAAACACTATACAAAGAATTGCAAAAATTATGAACCGCGATTTATTTACGGGATGGTCTCAAAATGATTTACCAGAATTTTTATTATTTTTGTTCGATTCATTTCATAGTGCTTTAACGCGGGAAGTTATTATGGATATTAAGGGAAATATAAAAACGAAAAAAGATGAAATGGGTAAAGCATGTTATGAAATGATGAAAACGCAATATACAAAAGACTACTCCGAGTTTTTAAACATATTTTTTGGAATACATGTATCGGTTTTAACGCCTGTAGTGGAAAAAACTAAGCAGCCGCTTGATAACAGTGAAGATTTAAATTACTTAAGTTTGCGTCCCGAACCATATATGTTAATACACCTTCCAATACCATCAAAAGAAGAAGTAAATATAAGAACCACGGATAAAAATGTAACATTATTTGACTGTTTTAATAAACATTGTGAATGCGAGATATTAGAAGGTGATAATGCGTGGTTTAACGAAATGGAGAATAAAAAACAGAATGTTAACAAAAGACTATTATTTTGGAGTCTTCCAAATATAATGATAATTGATATTAAGCGATTTATAACATCTGTGAATGGAAGAAGTAAAAAAAGTCAACAATTTATAGACATTCCGATTAATAATGTGGACTTTTCGAAATATGTAGAAGGATATGCAAAAGAAACATATGTGTACGATTTGTATGCTATTTGCAACCATCATGGACAAATAGATGGCGGACATTATAGTGCTACAATAAAAACATCGAATGGTAAATGGTATAATTTTAACGATGGTGTACCTACTCAGGTAGGAGATGGTTATTTTAACGATATTACCGGTGATGGTTTATGGTATAAATTTTTAGATGGTTTTGCTACTATTGTAAGTGGGT